TACATTCCCTTGACAATGCCAAGTGTATCTTTGGCAGCGTCAAAAATAGCCTTGAAATTACCGAGTAGAGGTGTTGCGTCCAATGTGGCGTCGAAGGCTGTCTTGGCGATTTGCTTCCCGGCATTTGCTGCTCGAATGGTTCTTATAAGCTGTTTCAGGTCTCCCACTGTTTCTACGCCATCCAACGCCACAGCCCTTTCGGTTTCTTCCTGCTCGTTGAACTGTCGCCAACTTTCCATAATCAGTTTCATATCAGACATGAATTAGTACCGGTTACGTAGTGGGTAGTAATAGTAGCCCGGGCGCATGGAGCCCTTCTCTGCCTGTTGTGGAACCTCACCGTATTCAGTGGAATCGCGGTCATCTGGGTGTGTATACATATCTTCCAACTCTTTCTCGTAATCGTCAGCCACCTTTTCTTGCTGGGCTTCTTTTACGAGCCACTCACCGATTACATAGACTGCAGCCTGAAGTGAGTTCACTTGTTCATTCGGGAAGATCTCACCTTCGAGAGATCGAAACACGTTCCCTCCTTGGATGCTTCCTCGATCCATGACGCCTTTATCCGATAGAAGTTCTAAAAGACGATTCTGGTAATCATAGACATCTTCAGTGGAGGTGGTCTTGGGGAAGGTCACTACTTTCATCTGCTCAGGCATCACTGCGATATCAATCTTTTGGTGATCCATAATAAGTAAAGATCCGTCCAAGGCCTTGCGGGCATTGATTTCTAAAGTGGCTTGTGGGCCGCCTATTTTGATTTTAATCATGCGCTACCAATTCCTGTACTAAAGACTGAACCTTGAGCACCTTGCTCAGATCCTTTTCAACGAATTCGCGCTTGCGGAATCCCTCTAAATAATGTTGTACCTCTTCTACTTTCTGGACTAGGAGTGGTTCGGTAGACTCATTAGTCGCTTCAGTGAGGGCCCCTTTGAGTCGGCCAATTTCCTCATTAAGGTACATACGCATTTCTAATCCATTATCGGCAAAACTAGTGACATAATGGGTAAGTAGGTCCTGCTGTTCTTGAAGGAGGCTACTATATTTGGTATTGAACTTTTTGATAAATGAATGATAGGTGAGATTATCCAGCGGCTGTAGCGCTTCCGGCGGCGCCTCAGGGCGACGACTCATATTGTCGACGATGGCTTGTTCGAACAAGACACGCTTTTTGATAGCTGTCTTCTTACTAAAGATGCCACTTACCGACGCTAACGATTTGAAGTTAGGAACGAAGGTGCTCCACACTTCTTGACCCAGGTTCTTGTTGATGGCTGCAATGAGACGGGATTGAGCGTCGAAGACCGACCCTTCGTCTAGCTCATTATATCCCTTTTTGGTCTCTTCTAGGAGGCGCGAAGCTACCTTATCCTGAAGATTTGTGGTTTCGAGTAGCACACGGTACAAAGCCAACTCTTGCCCCAGTACCGTTTCTTTACTTAAGTGTTCCTTGAGAATTCCCACAATGGCTTTTTTGCGTGCCAGTTTCTTGTCAACAATAGCCTTGGTTAACTCTCGTGTCAGGGTTTCATAAATAAAAGCTGTATTTCTCTTTTTGTTATGCTTCATCTGTCTCTACCTCTGTACTCTCTAGCTGTTCAACCAGGCGTCGCACCTTTTTGGTGTCCTCAAGCAAAGTTGTTTCTGCGCTAGTATAAATAGAACTCTTTTGCTCTTCCAGTCCAACTAGTGACTTGAAATCCATTTTTCCAATCCCTAGATCTTTTACTCTCACTCTTCCCGGACTACGGGACCTTTCGCTTCCTAAGCGTGGGGCTTCCGGAATAGCGGTGTTCCTAATGTTTCGGCTGGTCGGGCCAGAGCGGTCATGGCGGCGACGATCGCCTCCACGTTTTTGAACGGTTCTGTAGGAACTCTTCTCATAATGATTAACATCATCTGCTTCAGTCATATCCTCTCGGCGGCCCGGGGCTGTCAGAAGCGGGGAATCATCGCCACCACCTTCGTCTCCGCCGCCTAAGTCGTCTCCTCCGAGATCGCCACCTAAGTCGTCTCCTCCGAGATCGCCACCTAAGTCTCCCCCGAGGTCGCCTCCGAGGTCACCTCCAAGGTCACCACCCAAGGCATCTTCAGCGCCCTGTTCGGTGACCGCTTCTAGAGCCTGTTGATACTTCCTATCATGGAAAGTCTCACGCTGGTTGCGAAGGTACTCGTCATCGGAGAGTCCAAGAATATTCTGAGCCACCCAACGCTTGCTGTAGGTGCCTTCCGGAATGGCGTTCGCTGTGTCAAATTTAGTGCGCAAGTATTCCAACTGTTGCAGTTCGGCAAGGCGAGACGGATTGTTTAAGCTTAGATCGAAACTAAGAAGATCTTCTCCTCGGAAACCCAAGGTGTAAAGATGAACCACAGCGATTTTCTCCAGCTCACTAATAACGGAACGCTGGAGTCGTTGAATGGTACGTGAGAATCGGATGTCTTTCTGAGCCAAGGTAGTCTTATCTTCTGTGTCGCCCTCTAAGTTGGTCAAATAAGACTGAGGGATCTTGATAGCTGCGAACATCTTGTCGCGCATGTACTTGACGTCCTCAATATCATTGAGGGACTTGGCGCCCTGCAGGGAAACAATATCGGAACCAACGCCGCCTCTCATAGGAATAAAATAATCTTCTTCCAAAGAAAGTGGGTTGTAGCGAAGATCGACACGGCCGGTGGTGGCATCCACCAGTTGGTTTCGCTTCATCTCGGTTTTTACCTTCTCCATATATTGGGCTACATCTTGAGGAGGAATGTTGCCCACATCAATCTTAAACACTCGTCGCTCAGGCGCGCGGACCACACGATAAGCAATCATGGCGTCTTCTAAGAGCACCACCTGACGCCAAATGCGGCGTGCCGGGTCAAGAACCGATGTTCCGTAGGGAGCGTGACGGTCGTTACCTAAAATGCGAAAATGGGCTACCTGCCAGTTCTCGAAGGTCATTCCGGCGCCATTCCACTGATACTGAACATAGTTGGGGTTAGATGAATCTTGGCCTTCAAGACGCTCAACCTCGTTATTCGGAAGTCCAATAACCGAGGTCACTCCCATTTTCTCATCAATGTCTAAATATAAGAAGAAATCTCCATACTTACACATCGAGCGGGCCCAACCAAATGCATTGAAATCTAAATTCAAGACCTCATAAAACAAAGAATTGAGGATAGTTTTGATTTCCAGATTCAAACACCTAATGTCCAGCATCTTATCATACTCGTTGGAAGTAGTCATTTCATCAGCATAAATGTCTAGGGCCGAGGCAATCTCAGGCATGTATTCCATCTGCTCAAAGTCTTGGTATCTCTCTGAACGGTTCTGGTTACGAAATGCGGCAGAAGTAAACAAGTTATAGTTCTGCGACATGTTATTGTCGGCGCGCTTGAACTCCTGGCCGCTCATAGAGCGGAAACGATAGCGATACTTATCTAAGTTATTGCGCTGATCCTGGCGGGCTTGCTGCGCTCTGAAATTTACAATAGGTCCTGAAAGTAAGCGGGTGAGTCGCTTAAAGAGGGGAGATGCATTGTTTCTAGTGTTACGTGTATTGTTGGCCATAATTTATCCTTTTAATAAAGCGAAGTATTGATCAGTAAATTTTTCCGCTTCTGCACTCCGTTGAGATTCCTTTGTCTTTTTGTGGCCACGCATTCCATTGATGGTGGTGGAAATATTAGTTTTAGACGTAGAAATAGCTGACAGAAATTCTTTACTATACTCAATTCCTTTTTGACTTTCTACAATCACTGTATCTCTCACCCAACACCCTATCGCAAATGACATAACCACATCGTCATTGTAACTTCTCATCGCCTGTGGTCGTCCGGCCTTCCAAATAAATGTTTTCATTTCGGAAAGCAAACGATTCGAGTTAATTTTAATTAGTTTATTTCTCATAAACTCTTCCATCTTAGCTACAATCAGGGGACGAGTTTTAGAAGAAGTAGTAAACCCAGGTATCACGTTAGACTGCCACTGCGCACTTACGGGGTCCACATATGCGTGATTTCCCTTAGCGGAGTAATATA